GCCTATAAAAGAAAATTATAATAAAACAAGGCGTATTTATAGAGGTTTATTTAAAGCAAATGATGGTAGATTAATAAATGCTGATTTAAATGGAGCATATCAAATAATGAAAAAAGTATTCCCCAAAGCATTTTCAGAGGGGATAGAGGGTGTGGGGTTACACCCAATCAGAGTAAATGTAGTTTAGGCTATGTTGACTGATAAACCACTTTATTAAAATAAATAACTTTATTTATTGATTTTAATAAAATGGATAACCTAACAATGGATTCCTGTGAAGATTATGAAAAAAAATAATTAATATAAATTTTCCATTTTGTTAACATGGAATGTACTTTTGTTGGGCAACTGGCAAAAGATATTGTTGGATTATATAATTTCAGCAGTACAAAGTCACAACAATGTTCTTATAAGAACCGCCGATAAGGCATCATTAGTACAATATCTTATCACAAGTAACCAGTACTTCGGTGTTCTTAGAGAGCCGAAGCCATTGTAAAACTAGCAGTATAGTAACAGCAACTATACTGCTCAATCCGATTCAAGTTTGCATTGGTTTTTGCTGATGTACCAATGTTTTAGAGAATCGGTTTTTCTAAAAACGTTCACTTTCTTAGAAAAGTGAATAATATAAAAAGGGAGTTTTTGACAAAACTCCCTTTTTATCTTCTAAATTTCACGCCGAGTATAGTAGGCATAGACCAATGTTCAACCGCTTCGGGTTCGTCCATAGAACAGATCCACATTGCTGCGGCACGTGCGTCAGAGAAGTCTTTAGATTTATCTCTATCGTGGTCTATCTTAACCCCGTTTATTATTTTAATAGCCTTAAGTTCATCATTAGGACTCATGACATTCTTATAAACACCTTCGAATCTAGATTTATAGTCTAATAACTTAACTTGCTTAGAGTAAATTAAGTTCTTAAAGTTTTGGTATAGCTGCAGTTGGAACGGGTTAGACCAGTTTTTATCCTCCGCATCTACCCCATACGAAATTAACCTCTGTACAACTTCAGCAGAGTTAAACTTATCAAATAAGGCCTTCTTTACGAACACTTGTTTACATATCATTTCCACCACATCTGCAACATTTAAAAGGTCCACAGGTAGACGGTCTTTCTTAGAAGGTCTCCACTCCAGTATCAAATCTTCTACGGGTATGTTAATCCATTTCTTTATAGCTACACCGTTTTCTATGACTTCAACTAATTGAGGCTCTGCATGAACTAAACAAAGAATGTAACTGTCAGAAGTTACACCGCCGTCTCCTCCAAGATAATAAACATATGAAGGATTAAGATTGAGGTTAAAAATCTCTAATCCTGCATAATATAACTTCTCTCCTGTATTTATAGTTCGTTCAGTTATCTTGTCCTGAATAAGCAAACCAGGACATTGTGCTGTTTTTCCAAGCTCAATGCACTCGTCAATCCTTTCAGGGAACTGAAAGAATCCATCACGGTATTTAGGAGGTATACATTCAAGCCTCATTCTTGCCCCTTCGGGGTCGTCACGATATTCTTTCTCAAAGTCTGCCCTTGTTTTGGATGTGTTAACTTCCCAGGTTGCGGCCCTTTCTGCGTAAACTTCGGGGTCTTTGTTTTCGACTGCTTCGTTATATTTCTTCATCATAAAGTCATCGGCCGCACGTGGGAACGAAATAAACATAAGCAGAGCCCTGTTTTTAAAACGCGTAACAGCAGAAGTACGCAGAGTCTTATAACATTCCTCTGCTTTACTATACTCAAAGTCCCCTATCTCGTCAAAGATTACAACAAGCGGGCTGAATCCTTCGTATGAATCTGCTTCCGAGTGAGCAGAGTGACATGTTATGTTCTTATAGAATCTTATCTGATTCTTAGTAATCTGGAATTCGTTATACATAGCGTTTTTGTTCGAGGAAGGATTATAATTAACTTCTTTAAACCAAGGACAGTTAGTAAACCTCGCTTTAAGTTTTTTAAAGAAAACGTTATTAGCCTGATAAGCATTAGTCGCCACGTTTATAATATCTATAGGTTCGTCTTTACCGAATCCAAAATAAGCGTGAGGGTCATTCATGCAGCACAAAAGATAACATATATAAGCAAGGATACAGGATACAAGAAAATCTTTTCCAGAATTATGATCTATAAATCCGTCTGATACATAGTTAGCATAATCAGGTACAGTAAGATCGTAGTATTTACCTATTCCTATAGAATTAATGGCCACAACCTTTTCAAATCGAATATCTTTGTCTAAAGACTTTACTTTACCCATAGTACTTCGTATCTTATCCGATATTTCTTTTTGTTTGTCTGCTTTGCCTATAATCTTAATAGTATCACAGAATTTTAAGAAGTCTATTTTAGAGCTTATGGTAAGCTGATACACTTTTCCAAACTTTCTGTTTATTTTCTTTTCGGTTATTCTTGAATAAATTCCAATTTTACTAAGAAGTAGTTGTATGCCTTCTACTAATTCTCTACTGACAGAGCAATATCCTATCTGAGGTATTCTGTTATCTATAAGACAAACCCATCCATCTGTGGCGAATAAGGCACTTATAAATGTAACAATACCTTCCTTGTTAAGATCAAAGAATTCACGTGGTATTTTCTTATTATAAGCATTACATCCTTGTATACCATATTTTCTAGTTATATTGGTAATAGGGTTTCCTCCATTATTTCTGGATTCCTGCGGTGTGAGTGAAACATCAATCATAACACAATTTCTATCTGGACTTCCTTCATTACCATAACTTGGATATTTTGGTTCTATTTCATAACTTCTTAAAATATTACAGTATTCTTCTTCAACTTCTTTTATTGAAGCGTAGAAACTACACTTCCATGGATCATATATATTACTGTCACCAAGCAGAAATCCTACAAGTTTAAGTTCTCTAGGGTCAATATAAATACCTTTATATGTTATAGGTGCGATAGATACTGCTATATTATCTCCTACTTTTAACTCACGTACTTTTTTCCACTCAAGGCCCTTATATTTTCCGTTCTTAATTTTAGAATATTTTTGGGTTAAGAATAAATGTTCGGAATAAACTTTAGTTCTTCTACCAGAATTAGTTATTATTTCAAATAATTCTCCTTCTCCAACTTCAACTACTCCTGTGGATGTTGAATCTACAAGTTGTTGCATTTCTTCATCCAAAGACTTTACACATAAAGGCAGAGAATCTTTGGCAAGTTCTTCAAAGGTGTGCATTTTGCCAGTAGATACATCGAATATACGAGTATCTCCATGCTTACACCCTTTACCATACATAAATACCATCTCTGTTACTTTCTTTAGTTCGTCTGGACACATACTATTCTGACTATCTAGTTTCCACCAAAGAACATGATTAACCTTTTCCAGCATCTCAGTCTGCTTACCAGGATATGGTCGCTCGTTTAAAAAGTCTTTACTGGTAACAAATTCCATTAATGTAACAGGCTTCTCACGCCATATACCGTCGGTTCCCTGTTTGTCGGCGGACAGAAACACAAAATCATCTATTAACTTATTAATATCAAAAGCCATTAGCAACCACCTCGCATAATGCTAGAGAACCAGTGAGTACCCTTAGCTAGTTTTAGTCTTTCTGCTATAATAGGAATCTTGTCAGGAACTTCTTCCTGTAATACTTGAAGTACAATTTCCATGAATTTTCTTACGTTCTCGTAGTCATTCATTTCTTTCTGAATCTCGGTCATTTGCTTAAGCATTTCCCTCATTTCGGATACGACAGCTTTCCACCTATAAGGATCTACCAGTTTACCCCTTTCGGCGGCCTCTTCTTCCATGAATTCAAGTAGGGTTTTAGACTTAGCAAACAGCCTATTAGTCTCTTCAAGAATATCAAAGTTATTGTTCACAACCTCTAACAATCTGTGTCTGTTCTCTTGAATCAGTTGTCGGGATATTTCAGGAACTTTTTCTAAGAATCGTCCTACTACATATTTATCAATAGGATCATCAGGCGGGACTTTCCCACTATTATTTAACTCTTCAGCTATTTCACTAAAGGAAAGTCCTGCTTTTCTTAAATTGATACAATCTTCTTCGAGTTTATATTTTACTATTTTAGATTGCTTCTTAGGCACTATCTCCTTTTTACTCATAATCATCACCTCCATTAAATTTTTCTAAGGTAGGGGTAAATCGCGGGCATTCGGTTATAATGTAAATAGCTTCGATATCTATTTCATAATCATCCAAAGCATCCATAACAAGGTCGTCGAATCTTTCTTGAATATTCTTAATCCAACGACATTTAGTGATATATTTGCAGTTTGGACATAGATTAACTAATTTATCAATCATACTAACAACCTCCTTAATTCTACTCTTAACCTTAGAATAGACAAAACACAACAAATCACAACGCGAGTCTTTCAGCACGTTTATTCCATATTCTGGAAATTGATTTACAAAAAAATAATCCCGAATTTTTTCGGGATTATTTAATTTTTTCTATAAATTCTTGGATATTTAGAGTTTTAAACTCGATTTCTTCATTATTTATAATAGCGTACATTGGAAGTGACCTAAATCCAAGTTGTGCTACCAGTTCTTTATTGGCGGCCATGTCTAATATCTCTACCTTATCTTTAAGTCCTTCCTTTTCTAAAATAATCTTGTCAATTTTACATTTACCACATGTCGGGGCGGTTATCATAATGTTTCTCATAGTTTTACACTCCTGATAAAATTTATTGTTTAAGGCTACGATACGTTCGTCGGGTTCATAAGGAACGTATACATCATATTCTTTGTTTAATCGGGATTGTTCAACATCAAACAAATACCAACCTTCGTGATATTCTAATCGTTGTGATTCTGTAGCACCTGTTTCTCGAAGTATTCGTTTAAAATCCTTAGAACCATCGTAAAAGTTTAAGCCCGAAGTGTAACAATACCAGTGACAAAGTTCGTGGATTAGAATATCGTCGGCCAATAATTCATTATCCAAAAGAGCTGCAGAAATATCTATTGTTATATTATCATCTATAACTTGAAATCTGCCTAATGTTGACTTAAATCTTTTATTAACTTTAATAGGGAGGTCGAAATCGACTCCCCATAATTCTTTAGCATAGAATTTAGCTTTCGCGGTTAGTAACTTATTCATATAAGACCTCTACAAAACAAATATTTTCTCTTACGAGAAGTACTTCTATTCCTTCTTCATACAAAACTATCATACTTTTTCCGTTCTTTATAGACTCGTATAATTCCTGATAGTCTTTGTGGCTTATGCTAAATGTTCTAATATTACCATCAGTAAAGAAAATAGTTACATCTACCATATTATTCCTCTTATAACCCTTCTGCGATATTTGCTATTTCTGAACGATAGATATTTACTAATCTAATATGAGAGAAGAAATCATATGAACTAAAAACTTCTATTACTCTTTTTAGTCCGTTATTGTGTTCATATAGAATACTGTCTACCTGAGCGTCATAATCTCCGTCGAAAATTATTTTAGCCCCTTCTGCTGTTCTTTGGATTATTAATTTCATCATTTCGGTAGTCAGGTTTTGAGCTTCGGTTACATATAATATACAGTCTTCTGGAATCTCCATTCCTCTACAATCTGATGCAGGAACTACTTCAAGTTTTTCTTGTTTTATAAGTTGATTTACCGCCATTTCCCCGCCAAGTTTTGTTTTCAATATATTACCGATTGAAGATTGCATCAGCTTTTCAATAAAGTCTCCTTTATAATATCCGAGTTCTTCAGACCCCTGGACTTTGGTGGGGTTGTGAATTATAATAAGTTTTCTTCTTCTGTTTTTCTCTATTTCTTGTAAAGCATAAGCAAGACTTAAAAGTGTTTTTGCGGTACCTGCCTTCCCTGTCAAGACAGTAAACTTATCGTTAATAAGACTATCCATTGCTATCGCTTGGTAATAATCTTTAGGTCTAACTGTTCCGAGTGCTTCTGATTTAAAAGTGGGTGGTTTTATATTTGTACCTATTATATTACCGTCACGATCTTTCACTATCACATACTTTTCTTCGAATTCAAAATCGTAATTTTTGTCAAAAAATAAATTTACTTCTTCGTCAGTAAGGGTCTTTTCTACATATGATACTATTGCGTCATAATTTTTGTGGTAACGTTCACATTTCACGCCCGCCGATTCCGCATGTGCTTTCAATAATAAATCGTTGCTTATTATGGTTAGACCATGCTTCTTAGCACACATTACTATTTTGTTATCGTTCTTATCATCCCATCCGTCAGGCATTGTGTAGTTATCTTCTAATATAAATTTAATGTTCTGTGCTGAGTCTATAATCCTTGCTGCCCTGCGTACTTTAAATCCTAAGTTTTTATCCCTCTTTAGCTTGTCCAGTTCTTCTAGTACAACTGATGGTAGATAAATTTCTTCGTACTTTTCGACTACGTCTGGATAGTCTAATAGTACATTTGTGTCTACAATTACTTTCATAAAAACACCTCTCTTTTTATTGAAGAGCTTCCATAAAGGAAGATTCTATTATTAGAATAGACCTTCATCTTACTTATACTCTATTTATGGTTCAAGTGTAAAAGCAACGCAACAACTTTTCGCAAAAATTTTTCCCCCGCCCCACCCCCGATGTAAATTGTTGGAATGACTTTTCTCAAATTTCATGTGTAGGGATCACGAAGCTACCAGCCCGCAAATGCACGTTTATAATTCTTTTAGGCACCGGGGCGGGTTTGCGGACTTTATGATGCTAAAAAGTCCACCAAAAAAAGCTCTATTTTTAACCTAAAAATCGACGAATTTTTAAATTTTTTTTGTAAAATCGGCTTTTTCCATG